GTTATGCGCAGGACGTGACACAGCGTCGCAATCAACGGGACAGACGGACCGCGCCTGCCCTTCTCGATATGACGGATCATGGCCTCGTCAACGTTAATTCCAGCGCCTAGCTGAGTGGTCGTCAGGCCCATGGCCTCACGCACCCATTGCAGGCGTTGTCCCATCTCGGCGGCGAGGCGGTGAGCTTCGGTTAAGACCTGCACCATATCGGTATAATGCGGACTTTTTGTCCGCTCCGCTAGGGGAAAACCGACAAGGCGCTCCCGGACTTGACGTTCGGACGGTTGGGCGGCCATGATGACGGTCCAATGAACCGGCATGCCGGCATTATCGAAGGGCTTGGGGGGACGCAGCGGGTCGCAAGCCTGCTGCGGCTGAACTACGACACCGTGCGCAAGTGGAAGACCCGCGGCATTCCGTGGAAGCACTGGCACCGCATCCAGGCACTCGCCCCACAACTGACGGCTGATTATCTCGACCGCACCAAGCCTGTTGGCGTGCAGGCCAAGCGTTCGGGCCGCGCGGCGTGAACCCGACGACCGCGCCCTGGGCGACCGAGACCAGCGTGGCCCGTGCCCGTGAGCTGTGGCAGGCCGGCGCGTCCACAGCGGACATCGGCCGCGCGGTCGGCACCACGAGCGATGCGATCGTCGGCTATGCCAAGCGCCACGGCTGGGGGCCGCACCCCAAGCCGCCCACGGGTGGCCGCAAGACGGGCACGCGGAACCCCAGGCCACGCCGGGAGGCGGCCGAGCCCGCCGCTCCACCTGAACCCGCACCAAATTCCCCGCCCGCTGTAGCGGCTCCCAGGGCCGCCCCTGTGCCGGTTCCGGCGCATCGCCGCTGCCAGTGGATCGAGACCCAGCGCCCGCTGCGCATGTGCGGCTGCCCGACAGCGCAGCACTCCTCATGGTGCTCGGACCACCAGGCCCGCGTCTGGGTGCGCCCGCCACGGCGCATGGAGGCCGGGCTGTGATCGCCGCGCTCTACGTGCAACGCGATGGCGTCTATGCCGGGATCGACGGCGTGGATCTGTGGCCGGAGGAACGCGACGCGCGCCGCTATGACGGGCCGTGGCCAGTCGTGGCGCATCCGCCATGTCAACGCTGGGGCCGTTTCGCCCATGGTGGTCCGGCTGCTCCGCACACGCGCACGCTTGGCGACGATGGTGGCTGTTTCGCTGCTGCACTGGCCGCGGTGCGGCGCTGGGGCGGTGTGCTGGAGCATCCCGCCTACAGCCATGCGTGGCAGGCCCATGGGCTGCCCTGGCCGCCGCCTGAGGGGTGGCAGATGGATGTGAGTGGCGGCTGGTGCTGCCGCGTCGAGCAGGGCTTCTACGGCCATTCTGCGCGCAAGGCATCTTGGCTCTACGCGGTCGGGTGCGAGCCGCCGGCGCTGCGCTGGGGCGAGGGCGAGCAGCGGCTCGATCCGGTGATGCTGGAGCGGCACGGCTACGAGAAGGCGCGGCGCGTCGGGCTGGTCGCGATGGCTGGCGGGAAGCGAAAGACCGAGATCAGAAACGCGACGCCGCCGGCGTTTCGCGACCTGCTGCTGGCGATTGCAGCGGAGGCGGCACCGTGAGCACGAAGCTGCTGCACGGCGACGCACGCGACATCCTGCCCAGCCTGCCGGATGCCAGCGTGCATTGTGTTGTTACCTCTCCTCCCTACTTTGGTTTGAGGGACTACCAGACCGGCACGTGGGAAGGCGGCGACGCGGCGTGTGGGCATAGCGGCCAGATGGGCGGCTTCAAGTCCAGCACGCTAGGCGCATCGACCGGGGGCAGGAGCGAGGAAACGCACCACCGCAGCGTCGGCGCACAGGCGACGCCGTTCCGCGACATCTGCGGCAAGTGCGGTGCGCGGCGCATTGACCGGCAGATCGGGCTGGAGCGCACGCCGGACGAATACCTCGCCACGATGGTGGGGGTGTTCCGGGAGGTGCGCCGTGTGCTGCGCCCCGATGGCGTGTGCTGGGTCAATATGGGGGATAGCTACAGCGGCGGTAACAGTGGAGAGCGGATGCGCGACTTCACGGACGGCTGGCAGAACGCGCGCTCTCAGCCGTCTCGGTTCGTTAATGCAGAGCGCCGGGTCGATCGCTCATTGCCGGCCAAGAACCTGCTGATGATGCCGGCGCGGCTGGCGCTCGCGTTGCAGGCCGACGGGTGGTGGTTACGGTCTGACATCATCTGGGCCAAGCCGAACCCGATGCCTGAGTCATGTACTGATCGGCCAACGTCGGCGCATGAGCATGTGTTTATGCTCACGAAGTCAGCTAGATATTTCTATGATGCCGTCGCCGTCGCCGAACGGGTTACGCAAGCGCGAGTCGGTCAGAAGTCTGACTTCGAGGACAAGCGCCTTACATTCGGCGATGACTTCCGGCTTCACATACCTGCGTCTGATCATCCTTGTGCCGCCGAATCCTGGGACAGCCGCGTCCGCAAGATAGGTGTTCGCATAGCGTCCATGATCTTTGATCTTGCCAAGACGCAGGACCAAATCAGCCTGTTTCCGCTTGACACGCAGAAACGGATAGATGGCTCGGATGAAAGCTCTTGCCTTGAGGTTGGTGGCGGCCCAGTCATAAGTCAGGCGGCCGCGCAGAGTGGTAGGTTTACCGATCCTGATATTACCGCCGAACAGTTTTTGGATGAGTTGAATAGCCTCCGGGTCGCATTGCCGGATGGCGACCATCTCAGAGAAGCGTGGCGATCTGCCTTTGCTGATGGGTTCCTTGTCGTAGCTAATAGAGATCGAGCCATCGGCATCAATAATGCCGGCGATGTAGGCGAGTTCAAGCTTGGTCATAACGAGATAGATACATCATTCCGTGACGGAATACAAACGAGAAACCTACGGAATGTCTGGTCAATTCCGACGCAGGCTTTCCCAGGCTCACACTTTGCCACCATGCCTACGGCACTCGTTGAACGGTGCATCCGTGCCGGCACGTCGGAGCGCGGCTGCTGCGCGCAGTGCGGCGCGCCGTGGCGAAGGCAGACAGAGAAGACATTCGTGCCGCAGCCCGATGTATCGTTGGCGAAGGGCATTAAAGGCGCGTTCAATCAGAAGCCGATGGACGCCAGCAACGGCTGGGATGGGGTGCCACGCGGTACGAATGACGTGCGCACCACCGGCTGGTCCCCTGGCTGTGCGTGCGACGCCGAGGTCCGTCCTTGTGTCGTTCTCGATCCATTCATGGGCGCGGGGACCGTGGCCCTCGTCTGTGACCGCCTGCAGCGCGACGCGATCGGCATCGAGCTGAACCCGGCGTATGGCGCGATGGCTGACGCCCGCGTGGTGGACGATGCGCCGCTGCTGGCGTGGCTCGCGGAGGCAGCCGAATGAACGGGCGGCCCTGGACTGCTGCGGAGGTCCGTGACGCGCTGCGCTGGTATGCCGGCGGCATGCGGCTGGCGGACATCGCCGCGGCGCTGGACCGCACGGCGAGCGCGGTGCTGCACAAGGTGCAGGAGCGCGGCGTGTGCCGTGAGCGCCGGCTGGTGCGGGTGATGGCGGAGGATGCTGCCGCCGCGCGGGCCACGTTGCGGGCCGAATGTGCCGCGGCGCGGGCCGAGCGCACCACCGCGCAGCCGTTCAAGAGCGGGGATCTGACGTGGTAGCGCGCGCGGATAACATCGAGGCGAAGCTGGCCGAAGCCAAGCGGGATATCGAGGCCATGCTGGCGCAGGCCAGGCGGGATGCAGCACGGCTGAAGCGCAGCATCACGGTGCGCGGTGAAGGCGGTACCGCGCTGGCGGTTGTCTGGCCGGGCGGCCAGATTGACATCCAGTCCGACGGTGCGGCGCTGATCTCCAGCAGGCCAGCCGGCAAGGTGACGGCATGAGCACGCGCCATCCCCGCTTCGCGCTCACCGGGCCGGTCGTGCCGGAGGCCAGCATCCAGCGCACCGTGGCCGGCGTGCTGCGCCTCGAGCTCGGCCCCGAAGGCAGGATCTCCGACGCCGGCGTCACCTGGTTCGCGATCGATCACGCCACTGGCGATTACGCGACGCTGGGCCTGCGCACCGGCCGCGGCATTCCGAGCGGCATCTTCGACATGGTGGTGCTGTACCAGGGCAGGGCCTTCTGGCTGGAGCTGAAGCGTCGTGACGGCGTGTTGGACGGCGACCAGCGCACGATGGCTGCGACGTTGCTGCTGTCGGGCTGCCGCATCGGCGTGGCGCGCGACGAGGGCGAGGTGCTGGCCTGTCTCGACGAGTGGAACATACCGCGTAAGAAACGGGTGAGGATCGCGGCATGAACGAGATTGGCCCCGTTCTGCCGCGCGATATCGGTCCGTTTGAGCCGCAACAGTTCCGCACCCGGCAGGCGAAACTCGACGCCATCATCGAGTTTGCCGGCAAGTTGCACGACTGGCCGCTACTCGCGGAAGCCATCGACGCGAAGGTGGACGAGCAGCAGCGGTTCGTCGGCTGGTGGGACAGTCCCGAAGGCGTTCGTGAGAAAGGCCAGCGAGCAAATAGCGCAGCACGTGGCCATTTCGTGGCGGATGCCGAGCGGGATATAGGTGTCACCCACCAGCAGGTCTCTCGCTGGCGAACCAGCCTTGCGAAGCCTGATGTTTACCGGGAGCGGCTGCGTCAGGTGGCGTATCGTAAGGCCGGCCTGGAGGTCGAGGAAAGCCACCGCGTCAACACCGGCGAATACGAGTGGTACACGCCCGAGCGCTACATCGAGGCAGCGCGCGAGGTGATGGGCGGCATCGATCTCGACCCGGCGACGCACATTGCCGCGCAGAGCACGGTGCAGGCCGCGCAATACTACACCGCACAGGACGATGGCCTGCGTTTGTCGTGGCATGGCCGGGTGTGGCTGAACCCGCCCTATGCGCAGCCACTGATGTCTAATTTCGTCCGCAAGCTCATCAGCGAATTTACTGAGGGCAGCGTCGAGCAGGCGGTAATGCTGACGCACAACTATACCGACACAGCATGGTTTCACGAGGCGCAGGCGCAGGCCGCGCTGCTGTGCTTTACGCGCGGGCGCATTTCGTTCGTCGGCGCATCTGGCCCACCAACGCAAGGTCAGGCGTTTTTCTATTTTGGTGACCGCAGAACGGAGTTTCGTTCCGTGTTCGGTGCGTTCGGCTTTATCAGATGAGGTGCTGAGATGGCCTATATCGAAGGTTCAAGAGCACAGGTATTCGGCACCGAAGGCGAGCAGACCGTTGAGCAATGGCTGAAGGGCCGCGGCTGGGCTGTGCTGCGTCTATGCACCATCCGCAACTATGACGGCATGGGCGCACCCATGCTGATGGGGGCGCGCTGCAACCTCATCCTGCCGGACTTTCAGGCGCTCGACTTCAGCGGCAAGTCGCGGCCACAGATGTTTGTCGAGGTAAAGCACAAGACGCAGGCGGTCGAGTGTTACAAGCTGGGCCATGCGCTTGTGCATGGCCTGGGACGATTGGATTGGCGCCAGTATTGCGACGTTGAGCGTGACACCAGCATTCCGGTGTGGCTGCTGATACTGGAGCACCTGACGGGCGAGTTGCTGGCGCTGCGTGTCGTCAAGGTCAAGCCAGACGACGAGTTCGGCAGCAACGAGGATCGTAAGGGCGTCAATTACGGTGGGATGGTGTACTGGCGCAAGTCGCGGTTTGTGCTGGTGGCGCAGCTTCAGCGCATTCAGCAGCGGCTCGACCTGGAGCCGGCGGCATGACCCGCTGGCACCCCGCGCGAATCTCGTGCATATACAGCGACGCCGCCCGGCGGGAACCGAGCGGCGACTGTAACTTTTGGAACCGGCAGCTTGGGGCTGCGCGAGAGAGGGACCTGAACAGCCCCTCTGTAGCGCACCTCGAAATGCCTGACAAGCGAGGTGTGCCTATGACCCATCCGAATATCCTGCGCGGCATCGTTGTGCGCCGCGCCCTGCTGGCCATCGTGGAGGCCCGCCACGCGGCCGGGCTGCCCATGCCGCCGCACCGAACCATGGCGGCGGCGCTGGGTGTCAGCCCCGGCCAGGTCACGCGTCACCTCGGCGTGCTGCAGGACGCGGGCGCGTTCACCACGGCCTGCGCCGGTATGCACACCCAGATCAGGGAGATTGCGGCATGAGCGGCAACGGCAACGGCCATCACTGGTCGAAGTTCTGCTGGCAGGACTGGCAGAAGGATGTTGCGTTGCGCTCGTGCAGCCTGGGTGCCAGGGGCTTCTGGCTTGAGTGTCTGGCTGCCATGCACGGGGGCGATCCGGTAGGCCATCTAACGTTCAACGGAAAGCCGGCGACCTTGAAGCAGATGGCTGTGAACGCGAACTGCCGTGTTGCTGATGCAAAACGGTTTCACGATGAGCTTGAGGAAGCTGGCGTCTTCTCGCGTTCAGAAAATGGGACAATCTTCTGTCGCCGTATGGTCCGAGACGCGCAAGAGGCTGAAATTGCACGAGAGAACGGAAAGAAGGGAGGCAATCCGAGCCTAAGGGGGGTTAACCCCCCTCTTAACGGGTCAGATAACGGGGAGGTTAAAGCTAAGAATCTAGAGGTAGAGTCAGAGAAAGAAAGTAAGTCCCCCCGTAGGTCCCCACCGAGTGGGGACGCCACCCCGCCGAGCGGGGACCCCGGCCGAGCGCGCGCCGATTTTCAATCTCATTCGCCTAGAGAAACCGGCACCAACCTCCGCGCCCTTGGCACCAACCCCAGAGCTGCTGGCACCAATCCGCGCAGCAACGGCACCAACCCGAGGGGAAGCGCAGCCTTCAATGCGGTCATCCGGGAGCGCTGGGGAGGCGCCGTCGTGGTCGATGCCACTGCCGAAGAAATCGCGTTCGGGAGGCTGAACCATGGCTAATCTCGTTCTTGTCGAGCAATGGCTGGCATCGCTCGGTCGGCTCTGTGCAAGCCGCATCTCGGTCGAGGATGCCCGCGACTTCGTGGCCGACTTCGCGCCAATGCTGGCCAGCCGGTTTACCGACGAGACGTTCTCCCATCGCTCGCTGGAGCACGTCGCGGCCGAGTGCAAATACCTCCCCACATACGGCGAGATCGTTGCGCTGCTTCGCTCACTGCCAGCTGAGACGCCACAGCCCCGACGCGATAACGTCGTGCCGATCCGCGACGATGTGGTGGTGCTCAGCCCCGAGGAGCGGAAGTGGCTCGCCTATTGGCACGCCCGCGAGGCCGAGGGCTTCGCGCCGCTCCGCGAGCCGGACGGTTCGCTATCACGCCCCGACATCACCGACTGGCGCGCTCACACCCTCAGCCTGCTGCGCCAGTACGCCCCCGATGCCTGGGCGATTGTCGCCACCGCCGCCGACCGGAGCGCCGCATGATCACGGCACCAGACGAGCACGACTGGCACCAGGTCACCGCGCCCAACGGCGATCGCGGCTGGCAGTGCCAGCGCTGCCGCCTCACCGCCGTCTCCCTCCCGGTGCCGCCGGCGTGCCGCCGATGCCCAGTCACGGCACCAGCTCCAGCGCCTCGATCGCCAGCCGCTGCGCCTCGGCAAGCGTCCGCGCCTCGGCCGCTATCCGCACCAGCGCCTCCACCGCCACGGCTCGCTCCCGAGCCGCCCGCTCACGCGCCCGCTGCTGGCGCTCAGCGGCCGTCTGGGGCCGCTCCGGGTTCAGCCGCGGGGTTGGCATCAGGAAAACTCCAGCCGGCGCTCGATCCGCGCCACACGCTCGCCCAGCGTGTCCAGCCGCTCCTCGACGTTGGTCACGTTCTCCGCGTCCAGCACCGCGTCACGCCGCACCGCCGCAATGTGCCGTTCGATCGCCACCAGCCGCTTGCTGGTCTCCACCTGCCAGGTGTCGTGCTCGCTGAGCTTGTCCAGCACCCGCTGCACCATCGCCTGCAACAGCCCCAGATCCGGTTCCGCCATCGTCGTTGCTCCTTGCTCGGGGTCAGGCGGCGCTCAGGCCGCCGCTTGCTGCGCCTCAAGCTCGGCCAACTTCTGTCGCGCCGCAGCCAGATCACGCTCGCGCAGCGCCACAATCTGCACGAGTTGCTCGATCTCGGCGGCCGACCGGACATAGCCGCCAAAACCAAGCGGTTGTTTGGCCGTCGTCTGCGCCTGTGCCAGCGCGTTCTCATGCTGCGCCACATAGCCGCGCTGAAGGTGAATCTGCGTCTCCAGCGGGTAAACCTTCTCTTTCCAAACTCGCTTTGCCATGTCCGTGTCTCCGTTCGTTGCGTTGCTGGGAAGCGGCCCTCAGGCCGCCCGCTCCAGCCAAAACATCAGGTTCGCAATCCGCGCCGTCTTGGTCTCGATCAGCACCAGCCGATGATCAAAGCCCTTTGGCGGGTTGGCGTGGAAACCATGGTTGATCGCTGCGATCGAGGCGTTCAGTTCGTTGATCTGGCTGATCAGGCTGCTCTTGGTCATCTGCGTCACTCCGTTCCGTGTTTCGATGACCACAATATGCCATCCGTGATGTCACAGATCAAGCGTTACTCACGCATGGCAGGCATGCGCCACCATGCCGCTTGACGCACAACCCGCCGTGCGGTTAGGTAGTCGCATAACGGCCACATCTCGCCAGGAGCGAAATGACGCGCCGTGCCACAGCATTCCTCGCTGGGCCTGCTGCTACACCCACCCACAAGCCGAGCGCTGGGCAGAGCAGGGCCTGCGCCGCCAGGGCTACACCACCTTCCTCCCGCTCACCGTCGCCTTCCGCCGCGACCCCGTCATCCGCTCCATGCGCCACCGCGTCGAAGTCCCAGCCTTCCCGCGTTACCTGTTCGTCGCCTTCGACGCCTCGCAAGCCTCCTGGTCGCCCATCCGCGACACTCCAGGCGTCCGCGATCTGGTCAAATGTGGTAGCCAGATACAGTATGCCTCTTCCGACGCCTTGGAGGCCGTCAGGATGGCTTTGGGCGCCTGGACGCACACCGATGCCGCCTGGACGCCTGGAGCGCCGTGTAGCCTCGCCCTAGGCCCGCTACGAGGCCATCCAGCCGTGGTCCTCGCCACCCACCGCGATACCGCTACCCTCGCCGTGCTCCTGTTCGGCGCACTGCGCCAGGTTCAGGCACCCGTCGCGTGGCTCTCGGAGCGCTCATGAGCGACAGCTCACAGGAACCAGAAATCTACCGAGCTCGCGGCTCAGGTAACGGAAAGGGCTGGATCAAAGGCCAATCCGGCAATCCGGGCGGCCGTCCTCGCGGTATCGAATCGATATGCCGCGAACACACGCCGCAAGCCGTTGAGCGCCTCGTGCTGGCACTCAGCGACGAGGACAGCCGCGTCGCTGTCACCGCTGCGTCGATCCTGCTCGATCGCGGCTGGGGCAAAGTACCAAATGCCGCGCCAACATCCGGCGAAGATACCCCCGGCTACGTCATTCGTGGCCCATCGCCCGTCAATTCGGTCGAGGAATGGCTCAAATTACGCCCGCAGCGGGTGATCGATGCTGACGTTCACAAGTGATAGTCGCATCACCGCGTGGGAGCCACAGCCAGGCCCGCAGGAGATGTTCGTCAACTGCCCGCTGTTCGAGGTGTTCTTCGGCGGGGCCAGAGGCGGTGGGAAATCCTGGGGCGTGATCGGCGACTGGGCTCTGCACAGCGATCAATACGGTGAAAACGCTGTCGGCCTCATGATCCGACGCACCCGCATCGAACTGCTCGATCTGTTCGAGCAAGCCCGCGCTGTATACACAAAGGTAGGCGCGACCGCGACATACTCGCCACTGCGCATCGTGATGCCGAACGGCGCGCGGATCACCTTCGCCTACCTCGAGCGCGATCCCGACGCCGAGCAGTATCAGGGCCATAACTACACCCGTATATACTGCGAGGAAATCGGCAATTTCCCGTCACCGGTTCCGATCATGAAGCTCATGGCAACGTTGCGCAGTGGTGCTGGTGTGCCGGTCGGCATTCGTATGACCGGCAATCCGGGTGGCGCAGGGCACCAATGGGTGCGGGCACGCTACATCGATCCTGCGCCGCAAGGCTGGGAGGTCATCCGCGACGAGCAGACCGGGCTGGAGCGTATCTACATTCCGAGCCGCGTCAGTGACAACGCATACCTCGGCCCGGACTATGTTCAGCGCCTCAAGGCCAGCGGCTCGCCCGAATTGGTGCGCGCCTGGCTCGAAGGCGACTGGAGCGTGGTGTCCGGCGCGTTCTTCCCCGAGTTCAGCATGGAGCGCCACGTCATCGCGCCGCGCGAGTTGCCCGAGCACTGGGCACGCTTCCGCAGCTTCGACTGGGGCAGCGCCCGCCCGTTCTGCTGCCAGTGGTGGGCCGTGTCCGACGGCAGCATAGCCAGCATCGCCCGCGGTGCACTCGTGCTTTACCGCGAGTGGTACGGCATGCGACCCGGCGAGCCGAATGTCGGATTGAAGCTCACCGCCGAAGCCGTCGCCGCCGGCATCCGCGACCGCGAAGTGGATGACGGTCACCTGGTCGGCGTGGCCGATCCTGCGATGTTCGCCGAGGACGGCGGCCCGAGCATCGCGCAGCGCATGAGCATGGCAGGCGTGATATTCCGCCCGGCAGACAACAAGCGCGTGCCACAGCGTGGCGCCATGGGCGGCTGGGATCAGGTGCGCTCACGGCTGGTGGGCGATGCTGACGAGCGGCCGATGCTGCTGCTGTTCTCGACCTGCCGCGACATCATCCGCACGCTGCCAGCGCTGCAGCACGACGATGCGCGGCCGGAGGATGTCGATACCGACATGGAGGACCACGCGCCGGATGCGCTGCGCTATGCGTGCCTCAGCCGGCCGTTTGTGCAGGACGCGCCGCCGGTCGTGGTGCGTGATAGCTGGGACGCGGCGTTTGCGCGCGCCGCACAGGCCGAGGAGCCGCGAGGATGGCGCATAGCATGACCGACGACGCAAGGCGCCAAGCCAATGCTCGGCGCAGGATCAGACGCAGGCTGGAGCGCGACAACGCCGAGGCGGCCTTTACGGCTCGCGTTCTGACGGTATTCAAGGAAATGATGGACCACATACAGCAATACGACCCACGCGCGCCCATGCCAGGCGCCTCGATCCGCATTCGTACGCCATGACCGAAGAACCACCGATGAGCGGCGCCGAGTTCCAGCGCACAGTCGAGGCCGACCTCGACAGCTGGGCCGACCAGATGCTGGCGAGTGCCAAGCGCAACGGATACACGGTCGAGCGCGAATGGCTGCGCGAGTGGCTCGGTGACGCCATGCAGGCCGCGCGCAAGCAGGTGCCGATGATCCAGAAGGAGGACTGACATGGCGCGTAAGCCGAAGTCTGTCACGGTCATCAAAGGGCCGCGGGCCGCTAGCATGATGGCGCAGATGGAACGTGATGCGAAGAAGCCGCAGCCGACACGCAAGTCAGGCGCGCCACGCGGCAAATGACAGGAGGCTAACCATGGCACGAGTTCCACGTGAAGCAGCAATTCCCGGTAAGTTCATGCCAGGATCGATTCCGCCAAGGACTGTTGGTCGCCAACTGATGCCGGGCAACATGAGCACCCCTGCATCCGAGCCGGCATACAAGACTAGCCCCGGCGCATCGGTGAACAAGCGCAGCGTGCCGCGAGAGCCGGCGTTCAAGACGCGGCCCGGACCTGGCAGCGACGTGTGAAGATCAAGCGCGTTTGGACAGTGCGCGGGCGACATCGGGTGCTCGGTTCGCTGTGTCAGCACTTGCGGTGTCGGCGGCACTACGCCAAGCGGCTGAAGATGAAGCCGCTGCATTTACAGCGCTATCACCGCTGGCGCTTCAGTCGATGGCCTATGTTGGAGTAATCAGAATGCCGGCTATCCTCGATAAGGCAGTGAGCCGCATCAAAGCGCGTGGCGTCAAGGAAAGCAGCGCCTATCCGATCGCGGTGGCTAGCCTGCAGAAGGCCGGTGATCTGAAGAAAGGCACGCTGAAGGCCACCAAGCAAGGCACCGCACGCGGCCAGATGACGCGCGCACAGCGGCACAAGAACCCGCCATGAGCCCCATCACCCTGATCGTTGTCGTACTGCTGATTGCTTAATAGTTCCGTTACAGAACGATGATGGGCTATACTCGGGGCATCCCTGGAATGGATGCAGTCATGGCCGCCCACAATCCGCGAGTAATCACGCTCGACTGGCTATTCGAGCGTTGTCATCCCATCCCGCTTAGCGGCTGTTGGGCTTGGAGCGGCAGCGTGACTGACGGAGGATACGCGCAGGTCATGATCGGTGGGAGGCGCATCGCAGCGCACAGGGTCGCCTACGCATTGAAGTACGGAGACATCCCCGAAGGTATGGAGCTGGACCACATTTGCCGCGTGCGTTGCTGTGTTAATCCGGATCACGTGGAAGCTGTAAGTCACAGTGTCAATGTGCTGCGTGGAGACCTTCCTAAGGTCCTGCTGGTCCGAAACCGGTCTCCTCAGATGCGGGCCATAACAGCAGACCGTAACCGATCGCCGGAAATGAGGGCCGTCACAGCGGAGCGCAATCGATCGGAAGAGATGCGCGCCGTGGTATCGCGCCCAAAGTCACCCGAACATGCGGCCAAGATCCGTGCGATGCTCATCGAGCGCAACCGGTCACCGGAAATGCGAGCAATCGCGGGCAGACCAAAGAGCGCGGCGCACCTAGAAGCAATACGACAGGCGAAGTTAGCAAAGAGAGGGAAGCAGCAATGTCGCCCTTAGCTATCCTGTTAGTTGTCCTTGTCGTTATTGTTTTACTTGGTGGCGGCTGGGGCTGGCGCGGCGGCTACTACGGCACATACCCGTATTACGGCTACGGCATCGGCGGGCTTGGTATCGTGGTGCTGATCCTGCTCATTCTGTTGTTGCTCGGGCGTATCTGACCCTGCTGTAGTGAACTATCATCGCGTGCGGCAATTCGCCCGTTCGCTTCAAAAGTCTGCACAGCAACTTGATCTGTTCGCGTGTTAGTATGCCGTGTCTGACGGTTAGAAGCTCGTGCGCCTGCTGAGCGCCGATCGTCTGCCAGAACTCGTCGGGGACCTCTATGTCCGACACCGCAGTAACCCTCCGTCGTAATGACTGGCCGGCTGCTGTCGCTGAATACAACGGCGACGGCGCGGAGTTTCCGCGCGACCTCAACGAGCAACACGTTAGGCTGATCCGCTGGTTCGAGGAAGCCGAGCGCGCTAGCCAGGATGCGCGCGAATCATCCGAGAACTGCCGGATGTATGTCAACGGCGAACAGTGGACCGGCGAGGAACTCGGCGTGCTGAACGCCCGCGGCCAGCCGCCCATCACGTTCAACTACTGCCGGCGCAAGATCGACCTACTGTGCGGCTTGGAACGCAAGGCGCGCACCGATCCCAAGGCGTTCCCGCGAACGCCGGTCGAGGACGACAGGGCCGATGCCGCAACGCAGGCACTGCGCTATATCGCCGATGATAATGATTTCCAGGTGCTGCGCTCGTCCGTCTTCAACGAGATGCTGGTGGAGGGATTTGGCGGGGCTGAAGTCGGGCTCGAGGACGACGGCCAGGGCGGCGCGACGATCACGCTGACGCAGGTGCCGTGGGATCGCATCTGGTATGATCCGCACTCCCGGCAGGACGATTTCCTCGATGCGCGCTACAAGGGGATCGTGATCTGGATGGATCGCGATCAGTTATACGAAACATACCCCGATGCTCGCGCCCAGGACGTGATTGACACCTCGTTCACCGATCACGATGCGACGCAGTATGCCGACCGGCCGAGTTATATGACGTGGACCGACACGCAGCGCACGCGGTGCCGTGTGGTGCAGTGCCACTGGTCGGAGCGTGGCACCTGGTGGAGTGCCACCTACACACGCAGCGGCTACCTGGTCGAGCCGCAGCAGTCGCGGTTCAAGGATCGGCACGGCAAGAGCGCCTGCGCGCTGATCCTGCAAAGCAGCTACACCGATCTGGATAATACCAGATACGGAATGGTTCGTGACCTGATCAGCCCCCAGGATATGATCAACAAGGCGTTCTCCAAGGCGATCCACCAGATGAGCGTGCATCAAGTGATCGCCGAGAAGGGCGCCGTCACGGACGTGGACAAGGCGCGTCGCGAGGTCGCGCGGCCGGACGGCTACGTCGAGATCATGCCGGGCATGAAGTTCGAGGTGGCGGACGGCGCCAACATGGCGGCGGGGCAGTTTCAGCTGTTGCAGCACGCTGTGCAGGAGATGCAGCTGTCCGGGCCGAATGCGGCCATGTCAGGGACCGATCCGCGCGAACTGAGCGGACGCGCCATCCTGGCGCAGCAGGCGGGCGGCGCGACGCAGAACGAGCCGCTGGCGGATAGCCTGCGCATGTGGAGCAGGCGCGTCTACGAGATGTGCTGGATGGCCGCGCGGGAATACTGGACGGCGGGGAAATGGGTGCGGGTGACGGATGACCTGCAGGATACGCGCTGGGTGGGGATCAACCGGCCGATCACCTTGCAGGACAAGCTGGCGGAAATGCCGATGCAGCAGCGCGCGATGGCGATGCAGCAGTTGCAGATCCAGCCCGGCGATCCGCGGCTGACGCAGGTCGTCGGCATTCAGAACGACATCACGGACTTAGACGTGGACATCACGGTGGCCGAGGGCCAGGACGTGCCGGCGCTTCAAGCCGAGACGTTCCAGACGCTGGTGCAGTTGGCGAGCCTGCAACCCGGCTTGATACCGGGCGACGTGCTGATTGCGGCGAGCTCGCTGCGCGACAAAGACGCGATATTGGAAAGAATGAAGCAGCACCAGCAGCAGCAGCAGCAGATGGGCCAGCAGGCGGCGCAGCTTCAGACGCAGAAGGTGCAGGCGGGGATACAGAAGGACACGGGCACCGCGGCGGCGAACTTCGCGCTGGCCAATGAGCGCAAGGTGAATGCGGCGCGCGGCGTGCATGACATCCACGCGGACTTTAGCGCCGATCCGTATGGCCAGCCGAACGTCGCACCGGACAATCCACCGGGTGCGCCGGACAATCCCGAGCAGATGACGCCGGATGTGGCGTTGGCGCATCACATCGCCGACCTGGCGCAAAAGCACGCCAACATCCGCAAGACGCAGGCGGATGCGGCGTTGCAGCAGATGAAGGCGGCACAGGTGCCGCACCAGATCGGCGAGAACCAGGCGAATACGGTGAATACGCTGCACCAGGCGGCGAATACGGCGGTCACCACGAATCGGCTGATCCGCACGCCAATCCCGCAGCCGGGACAAACCACGGGGCAGTAGCCCCTCTACAGGACCATCATGGCAGACAATCCAGCACTGGACTCGTTCCTGGCGACAGGAGCGCAGGAGCCTTCACAAGCGCCCCAGGACGCGCCACAGGCGCCCGAGCCGCTGCCCGCGCCCGAACCACCGGCCGGGGAGCCGAAGCCGCCCAGCACCCCGGAAAAGCCGGCGCGTGAGGCCAAGGAGTCGGAGCCCGAGCCGGAGGACGAGGCGCTTCAGCACGTCCAGGGCGGCGACAACCGCACCGTGCCGTTCTCCGCGCTGGAGAAGGTCCGCAACGACTGGAAGTCCAAGGCCGCCGCCGAGAAGGCCAAGGCGGACTTGCTCGCGCAGCAGCTCGAGGAGTTCAAGCGCGCCCAGCAGGCGCCCGCACCGCAGCCACAGCCGCCGCCGCAGTTCCAGCTACCGCCGATGCCCGATCCGCAGACCGACCTCTACGGCTATCTGCGTTATCAGGAGGTGGTCCGGCAGCGCGAGTTGCTGAACGAGCGGCTCAATCTCAGCGAGGCGTTCATCACCGACAAGATCGGCGAGGACAAGCTGCGCGAGTATGTCGCCGAGTTCAAACAGCACGCCGACAAAGATCAGTCGTTGTGGGGCAAACTCTACAACCAGCCGAACCCCTATGGATGGATGGCGCGCGAGATGGATCGGATGCGCCAGCGCGCCGAGATCGGCGATGACCCGGCGGCGTTCCGGTCGCGCGTCGAGGCCGAGTTGCGCGCCAAGTGGGAGGCAGAAGCGGCGCAGTTGCAGCCTGCTGGCAACGGCGCGCTGCGGCCATCGCCGGTGGCCGGCATGGCGCCAAGCCTCGCCAATGCGCGCAGCGTCGCAGGACGCTCGCAGCCAACATTTACAGGTCCGCCTAGCATGGACGACATCCTGCGCCGGCCTGACCGGCGGGCACACTAGTCGTCGATGCGACCGGGCGGGATCTGGGATAGGGCTATCGCGTATGCCATCCACCAAGCACTGCGCTGCTCCAGGATGCGCGCCGTGCCGGTATCGCCGGACTCTCGCAGGTGGTTCGCCATGCCCTGGCACTCGCGGGCGAGGTTGCGCGCCTTGACCGCAGACATCAGCGGTACAGGCGGGGGCAGGAATGGTTGGTCACTCATGGCGGGCAAACTCCCCATGCAAGCGACTGGCGGCTTCCTCTCGCACAGCCTTGGCTTCATCAATCGTGTCGAACAAGCCGAGATGAAGGGTCTTGCCGTTGTGTCCGATGTGTACGAGCCATCGCTGACTACGCTTCGACCAAGTGATGCCCCTAAAGCCCGACTTGTTATCGACTCTGCGCTTGCTGTTCATACCGTTCTCGGAAGAGGACGCAATTCGCAGGTTGGCAAGGCGATTGTCGGTTCCATCGCCGTTGACGTGATCGATTTCGTCAAGCGGCCACCAGCCGTAGGTGTAGAGCCACGCAAGCTGATGGGCCTTGTAGGCGCGCTTTCGGAAGCCGCCAGCGTCAAGACGCCGCTGCGATATGGTGCCAAGGGCGATGACAACATATGCCTTTTGCGTTCCGCCGGTTCTGGCAACGGTTCCGACATTCTCGCCGGTTCGGCCGACATGCTTGCCGTCACCCGCGTTGTAGCGTCGCCGGAATTGGCCGGTGTCTGGATCGTAGCGGAGCAGTTCTCGGACTTGCTCTGCGGTCGGACGCCCGCCTAGGGATTGCTTAACCATGATCTGCTCCTAACAGCAGTGATTGGCCAGGGGCTTGGTGCCGTGCGACCGGCATCCAGCCCCGTCTAACTACCACAGTTCGCAGCCTGCCGCCGAGGCAATTTCGGGCGTTTTGAGCCGCCGCCGGGCTGTCTAAATCGGGCGTTTCCTGCCGCCGAGGTTACGGGCGTTGCCGAAACGAAACGCAACCCCTCAACCTCAGTGGCAGGAATAAAGTCATGGCGGACATGAACGTTACCCCGGCTAGAGCCGGGTTAACTCCGTTAATATGGGATTCTGATTTCTTTAGCGAGTACGTTCGCAGGAATCAATTCTCAAAATATATGGGAACGTCTACCGGCTCCCTAATACAAGTACGGGAGGATTTAACCCGCAAGGCTGGCGATACCGTCGTGTTCCCGGCCATGCGGAGGCTCGTCGGAGCTGGGGTAACTGGGAATACTATCCTAGAGGGCAACGAGGAAATCCTCAACCTCCGCTCGCTGAACCTCGTGGTCAGTGCCTTCCGGCACGCGGTCGCGGTCAGCGACTGGGACGAGCAGAAGTCCGTGGTCGATCTCAGGGAAGCAGCGCGCGAGGCGCTGATGACCTGGGAACTGGAGAAAATGCGCTCCGACATCATCACCTCGCTCGGGGCGATGACCGCGGACGGCAACGTGCAGGTCAGCTACGGCGCAGCGACCGCCGCACAGCGCAACGCCTGGATGGTGAATAACGCCGATAGGGTCTTGTTCGGCCACCAGAAGGCCAACGCGGTGAGCGGCGTCATGGCCACCGCACTGCTCACCCTGGCCTCGCCAGGCGATCGCATGAGCGCCGCGATCCTCACCCTGGCAAAGCGCATGGCACGTACCGCCAACCCACGCATCCGGCCGATCACCGTCAACGACGACGAGGAATGGTTCGTCTGCTTCATGCCGAGCCTCGTGTTCCGCGATCTGCTGCTCGATACGACGATCACCAACGCCTTGCAGTACGCGTGGAACCGCGGCAGCGACAACCCGCTGTTTACCGGCGGTGATCTGATTTACGACGGCATCATCATCCGCGAGATACCGGAACTCGGTGTCATCACCGGGGCTGGCGCCGGCGGCATCGATGTCGCGGCCTCGTTCCTGTGCGGCGCACAGGCTCTTGGCTGCGCCTGGGCACAGCGGATGAAGTCGACAACCAACACCCGCGATTATGGCTACATGCACGGCGTTGGCATCCAGGAAATCCGTGGCATCGGCAAGCTGCGGTTCGGCGTTGATCCCACCGTGGATACAACCAAGCCGGTCGACAATGGCATATTTACAATCTTCACCACCGCCGTCGCCGACGCGTAACACAAGGAGTCACCCCATGAGAGCCTTCCTACTTGCCGGCGCAGCACTGTTGCTCGCCGGTCCTGCTGTCGCGCTGCCGCAGATCGGACCCGGCGATACGCTCAACGTGGTCGGCAACGCGACGTTCAACGGCGTCAACGTCACGTTCTCGCCAACCGCCAATCTGGTGAACGGCACCGGCGCCTACACGGCACTCGGAACCTGCGTCGGTTGCGTCACGGTGAATACGCCGCTGGAGTTTTCGCCGTTTACCAACATCAGCAACCTGTTCGTGGCGATGAACAATGGCGTGACAGCGACGGTCAGTCTCACTAGTCAGGTCGATCCGCCGTCGCTTGTCGGCAACGACCTGAGCCTCAACGACACCGCATTGCTGACGCTGACCGGCTTCGCGCCCACCGCCGGCCTGCTTGAATTGACCGTCAACCAAGCGACCGGCGTGGCCAGTGGTTCGTTCAGCAGCACGGTGCAGGGCGTGCCCGCCTCGGAGCCGGCCGGTTTGGCGCTGCTCGGCGTCGGCATGCTCGGAATCGCGTTGGTGAAGCGTCCCACACGCCGGACCTGAAAGGAGACAACACATGGCACAAGAGCCACACAACCAGCACCAGCAGCACGAACAGGAGCGCGATCGGCAACGCCAGGAGCAGCAGGCAGCCGAGGCGAGGGAGACCCAGGCGTTCGGTTCGATCGGCGCGCAGATCATCCTCGACTACAACGGGGATGGCTCGCTCGGTGCACGGGGCGGCGCAGCTCCGACCATCGAGGAGAACACCGCGGCACGCGATGCCCACTTGATCGCGCTCGGGCTCGATCCGGTGGCACCGTCAGGGCCACCGCCGTCGATAGAGGCGCGTAAGGCACGGCAGGCGGCACTGGACGCGCAGGCGAAAGCGAACGAGCAGATCGCGGCTGCCCATGCCGCGCCTGGCGCGGGTGCGGCCTCGCGCGTCTCCAGCCTCGCCGCCGGGCTCATCACCGAGCCAGCCGATGTGCCGATCCAACCGCCGCCGCCGCGGGAAGGTGGCGCACAGGCGGCGCATAAGTGAGCGACGTGGTAAACGGAAAACGCCGGCAGGGAATGGTCCCGCCGGCGTTCCGGAGGAACGAGGATGGAGGCGATCCATCGCGAGTTCCTGCCACGCATATTGGTGCGCATTCTGGTGAAAGTCCAGGTGCGCATCAGTGTGAAGCGGTAGGACGGGGTCGTCCAGGGGTCCAATCCTGGGCGACCGCCGGGACCGTGTTGTGACTGTCTCAGTGGCAACTCTTGGAGAAATGGCGCTACGCCGCCTCGGCGTGGCCGTGGTGCCCGTCGCCGACCGCCCGCCGCTGGCGACCACCATCTCGTCCTCCACGCTCGCTACCAACGCGCTGATCATGCTCGGCGTCATCGCCTCAGACGAAACGCCATCGGCCACCGATCAGGCGCTGGCACTCGCCCACGTCAACGCGGTGCATGACGCACTGGTGGCGCAGGCCAATGTGCGCTGGGCAGTGACCGCCGTGCCGCAGGCGGTGAGCGAGGAATACGCGCGGCTCGCCGCGATGAATGCCGCCTCGGCGTTCGGCAAGCAGGTCGAACCGGCATTGCAGGCGATGTGGGAAGGCCGCGTGCGCAAGGTCGCGATGGTGATGCAGGCGCCGGACGAGGCCGAGGACGCGGTGATGGCAGTGCATAACGACCTGTCGATGCGCGGGCTGGTCAGATGGACGAGCCAGGACATCCCGGAGGCAGCTGGCACGGCCTACATGATGCTCGCGGCCAACCTGCTAGCGCCATCATTCGGTGGTCAGGCCGATCCGGCAGCAGCCGCAGCGGCCACCGTGTCGCTGGCGCGCATGATCGCACTTGGCACGAGCGGCGAGACCGTTCAGGCGACGTATTTCTGATGGCAAGCTCGGGCACCGACGACCTAGTATTCGCCACGCCGGCAACGACGGGCGATCCGCCGCTGCTGATCGACGATGATCTGCCGTTCGACGGCTACATCCAGCCGCCGGACGTGCCACCTGATCCGACCGGTGAGGACTGGCGCGGGCCGCCGGGACCGCCTGGACCAGCTGGAGGCGCAGGGCCATCCACGACCCTGCCGCTTATGGACGGCACGGCGGCGGTCGGCACGGATGAGGTGTACAGCCGGGGCGACCACATCCATCCGAGCGATATCAACCGCTACCCGGCCAACAACCCGCTGGGCTTTGTCGATAGCAAAGGCGCGGCGGCGGCAGCGCCGGTGCAGAGCGTGGCGGGCCGCGTCGGCACGGTGACGCTGACGCACAGCGATATCACCGACTGGACCACGTCGCTGGCGCCGTATGCGCCGATCGCCAACCCGACGTTCACCGGCACGGTGACGCTGCCCGGCAGCCCGACCACGACGTTGCAGGCGGCGACCAAGGGTTACGTCGACAGCAAGGCGGGATCGGCCGGCATTCCTGACGCGCCGAGTGACAGCGTCTATTACGCCCGCCGCAATGCCGGCTGGACCAATGCCGCCACAGCAGCGCCAGTGCAGAGCGTGGCCACGCGCACCGGCACAGTGGTACTGACGCATAGCGACATCACCGACTGGACGAGCACGCTCGCACCTTATGCGCTGACGAGCTCAGTGCCGGTTGCCTCTACCACGCTGCCGCTGATCGAGGGAACGGCAGCGGTGGGCACCGGCACGACCTGGGCGCGCGCGGACCATGTGCATCCGGCGAGCGGCGGCGGTGCTGCGGTCACCGTCAGCGACACGCCGCCGGCTTCACCGACCTCCGGCCAGCAGTGGTGGGACAGCGTCGGCGGCCAGATGTATCTCTGGTATGTCGACCCGAACAGTAGTCAGTGGGTGCCGGCATCCTCGCAGGCGGCCGGCATCGGCGACGCGCCGAACGACGCCAACACCTACGGCCGGCACGCCAATGGCTGGACGCAGGCGGCGACACCCGCCTCGGTCACAGCGGCAGTGGCGCCGGCGCTCAACGATGTCGGGCGCAACCGGCTGCACAACGGCGGCTTCAGGATCAATCAGCGCACCTATGTGAGCGGCACCGCGCTTGCTGCGGCAGCATACGCGCATGACCGATGGAAGGCCGGCGCTGGAGGCTGCACCTACACGTTCACCCAGACCTACCCCTCGACCACCATCACCATCACCGCCGGCACGTTACAGCAGATTGTTGATCTACTGGACGTTGAGGGCGGCACCTACACGCTGTCATGGACAGGCACCGCACAGGGGCGAGTCAATGCCGGCAGCTATGCCGCCTCTCCGGTGACGGTGACTGGACTGCCGGCGGCTACAACGATCACGGTCGAGTTCAACACCGGCACGCTCAGCACGGTGCAACTGGAGCCGGGATCGGTGGCGACGCAGTTCGAGCGTCAGAGCGCGGCAATGGATTATGCCAACTGCCTGCGGTTCTTTCAGACCTACGACGGCGTCCGATGCACTGGCTATGCGGGCGCAGGCTCGGTCAACGTCTATGCGGATTTTGCTATACCACGGATGCGGGCAGTTCCGGCCGTGGTGATCTCCAACGCGGCATATTCCAACGGCTCAGCATTCACTGGTGTGGTTTATTATGTCGGTCATCTGGTGTTCCAGTGTCTCTCGACAGCGGCCGGCTCTGTCGTGAGCAACGCCACCATCGCCGCATCGGCGGATCTGTGAGGTTCACCAGTAGGGCCGTCCCCTTAGCCGCGTAATGCGCTGATGGCAGCCAGCAGCGCGAACGGCACCACGCATAGGGCGATCAGTATCGCGAGCCCAAGCAGCACGATCGACAGCACCGCCATCGCCTCCTCCCGCTTTTAGCACCGACGACTCACAGCCATCGGACCCGGAGTGTCAATACTTGGCGCTAGACCTGCCAAACTCGCCCACCACGGGCCAGAACTTCAGCCTGCCAGGCGGCGCCGTTCTCCAGTGGGACGCCGCCAAGTGGATCGCGCTGGGCAGCGGCGGCATCACGCAGCGCAACGCCGCCCGCATGCAACTCGCCTGGGACAACCCGGCGGTCGTGGTCAACGACACGGTGTACTTCGTCTACGACGCGCCCTACAACGGCACGATCAACTCTATGACCTACTTCACCGGGGCCGGTTCGTTTACCGCCAACGTGCAGATCGTGACGACCTCGGTAACCGGCCTCGGCGCGGTCGCGGTCAGCAGCGCAACGCCGGCCACGGCGACCGCAACAGCGGCCAACACCTTCACGGCGGGCCAGCGGATCGGCGTGGTGATCACCGCGGCCACCGGCTCGCCCACCGACGCGCTGCTGAGCCTCAACGTGACCTGGAGCTAGGATGGCGGCCCCCATCGCAAACGAGGTCGCGATCGGACAGGGGACGAATGTCGCATCCTTCACTATACCGAGCGTCCATACCAGCCAGACCGACTATATCCTCGTGGCGGCGATCTATAACGAACACGCGGCGGCCGGAGCTGCGGCAACCGTATCCTCTGTGACCAGTGCCGGCGTGACCTGGGCGCTGCGTAAACGATCAAACAGCAGCACGACCGGCGGGCTTGAGTTGTGGTGGGCACATGGCACCGGGACACTGGCAGGCTACACCGTCACCGTTAATATGACCGGGGCTTATGATGACGCCATCGCGGTTCTGACTGTCGTCTCTGGGTGTGCGGTCCCTGCCGCCCCATTTGACATCAACGCCAGTCTGCCAGCCGCACAATCCGCGCCGACCAACTCATGGACGCCGGTCTTCACCGGTATCAGCACATCCAGCACGGACGACCTGCTGTTGTTCATTACCGGCGCGATAACCGGCGGCGGCACACCCGCCTCGGGCTTCACGCGGATTATCGGCGCATCCAACGGTGGAGGGACTTGGAATGCCGTTTGTGCGCTGGACGGGCGTGGCGTTACTGCCGTGCAGAGCGCCGCGACATTTACCCACGGCAGCGCCCTCACCAACGCGTTCGGGGCAGTGATATCTGGTGAGGCCATTTTTGATGCACTCGCTGGATCATTGCCGCCAGTCGTCGCCACCGCCGGGCCGCGGCAGAGCCTGATCATGTGAGGCCGGCATAATATGCACCAGACATTCGTGCTGCCGTATCTACGCACGTCGCCGGTCCAGTTGTCGCGCCGTGACATCGTGCTGTCCATGGCCGAGAGCCTCACGCTGCGCGCCTCCGTCGTCTATGACGACACACCAGGCGCCCCGGCGCTGGAACTCTCCACCACCGACCCCAACGGCCCAGCCGCGCAACTGGTGATCTGGAATGATCAGTGCATCGCGAGCACGTGGCGGGACTACGGTGCCCCAGGGCTGGCGCGCGGCACCATGCTGCAATCGGTTCCCGGCGTGCCAGCCGATGCAGTCGGCAGCTGGGACTTTTATCTGCCGACCGGCACCTTCTACAACTTCCCGCCACGCTGTGGCTGGGCAATCCTGGTGCTGTGGAACCAGGGCGAGAAATCGTCAGTGCTAGCTGAGGGTTTCATCAACTTCATCGCGCCGTTCTTCCAAGGCACGCCGCTCTACGTGCCGCCGCCGTACGTGCCGATCGCGGCACCGCCCGGCTTCGCGCTGATGACCGACGATTACACGCCGATCCTCGCTTCCGACACCCTGCTCGTACTGGAGACCTGAACCATGTCCGGAACCGCCGGCATCCGCGTTGTTGATCTGCCCGACCTCGGCTCGGTCACCGACACCAGCTCCGTGGTGTGCGAGAAGTCCGGCACCGGCAGGTTTACCGCGCTGGCCCTGAAGAACTATGTGTCCGCTGGCGGTATTGCGGCGGACGCGCCGAGCGATTCCAATGCCTATGGCCGGATGAACGCGGCCTGGCAACGTGTGCTGCCGCTTACCGGTGGCGCCCTCACCGGCAGTGTATCAATCGCGGGAAACGTCACGGCCAGCGCCAACGTCTATTGCAACTCGCTGTTCATCAATCCGACCAACGGTTACGAGTGGAACTTCTCGCTCGACAGCAGCGGCAATCATGTCGCCCAGGACAGCGCGAACTGGTATTCCCTGTGGACGGCGAGCGGTGGCCACCGGTCGTGGGTGAACCCGAGCGGCACGCAGATGCGTCTGGACGGGAGCAGCAATGCGCTCAATGTGCATGGCGTCGTCGAGGCCGCGGCATTCTGGCAAACCTCAGTGCCAGACGGTCAGTTCGGATTCGGGCTGGGCGGCGCCGGCCGCATCTTCTCGTTCCGGTCGAACTTTTACCTGGACCACTCGACGACTGCCGGCACCACCGATGGAACCCTGCAGTATGTCGTCAGCAATGGGCCGCTGTGGGTCATGCGGGCGTCGGATGACTTCTGCTTCAATCCGCAATCGAGCGTTGGCGGCAATGGCGCCTATGTCAACAGCTCGGACAGGCGCGTGAAGCAGAATATCGTGCCGACATCTAAGGGACTTGCCGAGGTGTTGCAGCTGGAGCCGGTCTCCTTTACGCGAGTGGACCCGACAACAGGGGCAGCGGAGGAAATCGGCTTCGTCGCCCAGGACGTGCAACCGGTCGTGCCGGAGGCAGTGTGGCAGGCTGGCATCCCGATGCGTGATGGCACGGGCGGGCTCGACTCGACGGAGCCCATGCTTGGCCTGACCAGCGAGACGATTACCGCCATCAGCGTCAATGCCATCAAGGAACTCAACGCGCTGATTGCCTCGCTGACCGATCGCGTCGCGGCGCTGGAGGGCGCTGCCTGATGTCGCAGACTACGGCCGCGCAGCCGCAGACCGGCATGCGGCGCATTCCGTTCCCGTTGGAACTTTATGACCACCCGTCGCTGCCGCTGTCGGCCAAGCGCCTCATAAACGTGATGGCTGAGAAGGCGCCGGACGACGCACGCACGCCTGCCCTGCTGGTCTCATCGCCATCGCTCCAGGCATGGAACGCAGCCGCGGGAGGCGCCAGCCCGGTCGGCACCGGGCCGATCCTCGCGATGAACGACGACATGTCCGGCCGCGTCTATATCGCCAGCGGCACGCACTTCTACCGCCTGTCGTTTCCGGTGGCCGGTGGCGTGACAACCGAGGATCTCGGGGCGATCGGTAGCGCTGATGCCGGCACCGGCACATGGAACAGCTTTGTCACCATCGCGGCCGGCCCAACTGCCTGCGTCGTCTGTGTGCCGCCGAATGCCTACACCTGCTCCAACGATGTCGGGACGCCGTTGAACCAGATCACCGACCCGGCTTTTCCCGGCGCGTCCAGCGTGGCCTACGTGGACGGCTATTTCTGTTTTTCGGCGACCGGCAACACGGCTCAATTCTTCCTCTCTAAGCTGCTCGATCCAACCGCCTTCGATGCGCTCGACTTCGCGTTCAGCGACGGATTGCCGAACGTCATCCGCCGCGTGATCAGCCATCGCGGCCAGCTCTGGACGCTCGGCGAGGCCGGCTTCGAGGTCTGGTATGATGCCGGCTCCTCGGGGTTGGAGACGGGCGGCACGATTTCGTTCTTTCCGTTCCGACGTGCCTCGGGCGGCGTGGTGCCGATCGGCACCTCCTCGCCGATGTCGGTCTGTCGTGCCGATCAGTCGGTGTTCTGGCTCGGCATCGACGGCCTGGTGTATCGCTCCAACGGCTACACGCCGCTGCGCGTCAGCACCCATGCCATCGAGGCGATCATCGGCACCAACACGGTGGGCCTGTATGCGCTCACTCATCCGTTCCGTGGGCATTGGTTCTACTGCCTGACGACTGCGGATCACCGGACGCTGGTGTATGACGTGGCTACCGGCAATTGGCACGAACGCTCGACCAGTACGGACGGCACCGGGCCGTGGCAGGCGGCAACCGCGGCGGTGGACAACAACTCCATCCATCTGCTCGGCGATCGCACGACCGGTGCTATCTATACGCTCGCCATGGCGGCATCCGATGCCGGCGTCGTCACCATCCGCCAGGCCACTACACCACCGCTGTGGGCCGGCACCTATCGCGCGTTCTGCGCGCGGGTCGAGATCGAGATGGAGTCAGGTGGCGCCGAGTCGCCCGGCCCGGTGCTGCTGGAGTGGTCCGACGACGGGGCGCGGACCTGGGGGCCATCACGCACCATGTCGGCCGGCGCACCAGGCGATTACCGGCATCGCGTCTATACCACGCGCCTTGGCTCGTTCCGGCAGCGGACTTTCCGCATGACCACACACGGGCTTACGCGCTTCTATGCCCTGGATGCCGACATTGTCGGGGGCAATGCCTGATGGCGTCGGCGCCGCCGAGAGTCGTCGATCCACCATTCTATGATCCGCCGATCGTGGACTATGCGTCGGGGCAGCAGCATTCGCAGGCATGGACGGAATACCACCAGAGCGTCGCCGACCGGCTCACGGTCATTAAGGACGGCGTCACTGACGGCTCGGACGCCACGCCCGGCCAGATCGGCGAATACATGACCGCGAGCGGTAGCGTGACGCTCGCCACCGGCGCCTTGACCAACGTCGTGTCGCTGGCGTTGACGGCGGGCGACTGGGATGTGAGCGGCAACGTGGTGTTCGTGGCTGGTGCCGGCACGCACAGCCTGTTCGGCACC